CTATCAGAAGGAAGCAATCTATACTTTACTAATGCAAGAGCAGATGCAAGAATTGCTGCTGCATCTACAAGCGATCTATCAGAAGGAACTAATCTTTATCACACAACTGCTCGTGCACGTTCTGCAATCAGTGCTGGTGGAGACTTATCATATAACGCTTCAACTGGTGTGATGAGTGTCACATTGCCAACAGTATTCTCTGGGGCATACAATGACCTATCTGGTAAACCTACATTATTCTCTGGTGCATATAATGATCTAAGTGGCAAACCTTCATTATTCTCTGGTGCATATGCAGACCTAACTGGTGCACCTTCTCTTGGTGCTGTTGCCACATCTAATGATTATGATGACCTAAGCAACAAACCAACACTAGGTACTGCTGCTGCTACTGCATCAACTGCATACGCTACTGCTGCACAAGGTGCTCTTGCTGCATCTGCATTGCAGGCAGAAACAATTACATTAGCAACACTGAAATCTGTTACAGCAGCGTCTTCTGACTTTGCTGACTTCCAATCTAGAATCGCTGCTCTATAAGTAAATGGCAATCCCAACCTCAAAATCAACTTTTAAAGAATACTGTCTCCGTAGACTCGGCAAACCAGTATTAGAAGTTAACGTGTCAGACGATCAAGTTGATGATGCGATTGATTATGCTGTACAGAAATTTCAACAGTATCACTATGAAGGTGCCGAAAGAGTTTACTTAAAGCATAAGTTTACTGCTGATGAGATCACTGCTGGTAAGTCAAACACAACTTCACTAGCAACTGATGGTACTACTGAGTGGTTAGAACAATCTGCATTCGTTCCTGTACCAGAGCACATAACTGCTATTGAAGGTATCTTTAAATTTACAGACAAAGGTACTAGAAACATGTTTGATATTAGATATCAAATGCGTTTGAATGACTTGTATGATTTTACATCTACACAGTTCTATCATTACTATATGATACAACAACACTTAGAGACTATTGATTTCATACTAGAAGGTATGCACCCAGTAAGATATCAAGCAGTACAAGATAAAGTTTACTTAGATTTTGACTGGTCACAAGATGCATTAGAAGATCAGTTTATTGTTATCAAATGTTGGAGAGCATTACAACCTGACACATGGACTGAGATCTATAATCAGATGTGGTTAAAGGATTATGCTACTGCAAAGATTAAGAAACAATGGGGAACAAACCTTACTAAATTTACTAGCGTTCAAATGCCAGGTGGTATCACTCTTAACGGAGAGATGATTTATAATGATGCAGTCGAGGAATTAAAGATCCTTGATGAGCAACTTCGCACCACATGGGAAACTCCACCACTAGACATGATAGGATGATATGGCAACTAACAGTTACTTTACCCAAGGTACAACAGGAGAGCAAGATTTGCAAGAGTCTCTTGTCACAGAGCAAATTAAAATGTTCGGCAAGGACGTCTACTATATCCCGAGAACACTTGTTAAAGAAGATAGTGTCTTCGGGGAGGATACCCTCTCTAAGTTTGAAGGAGCACACTTAATTGAAGCGTACATTGAAGACGCTGGTGGTTTTAGGGGCGACGGTGATATTTTCTCTAAGTTTGGAGTCAGAATTCAAGACCAAATCACCTTTGTTATATCTCGATCAAGATTCACAGCAGCAGTAGACGATAATGCAACTTTAATTGTAGAGGGTAGACCTAACGAAGGTGACCTAATACATTTGCCTATGGCAAATAAAACTTTTGAGATACAGTTTGTAGAGCACGAACAACCTTTCTATCAGTTTGGTAAGAACTATGTTTGGGGTTTACGTTGTGAGTTGTTCGAGTACAGCGACGAGGATATCGATACTGGTGTGGCAGCAGTAGATGCATTAGAACAGAACTTTGCCAATGCTATTACAGTTGGTCTAGTTGCTGGTGGATCTGGAACATTCACTGCTGGTGAAACTGTAACTGGTGGTACATCTAATGTTACTGCTGAGGTTAAGTCATTTGATAGTTCAACTAATACTTTGATAGTGATTAACAGATCAGGCACCTTCACGGTCCCAGAAACTATCACTGGTGGCACATCTAGTGCATCGTTCACAACTGCATCATATAATACACTAAATAATACTAACTCCGAATTTGATATCAATGCGTCCATTGAGACGTCTGCCGATGGTATACTTGACTTTACACAGGGCAATCCATTCGGTGAATTTGGAAATAGTGGAGGTTCTATCTAATGCTTGGTTCATATAATTACAACGGTATAATAAAGAAGACCGTTGTAGGATTTGGTACGTTATTTAACAACATAGAAATCAGACGTGTGTCTGGTTCTAAGACAGAGGTCATGAAAGTGCCCCTTGCTTATGGACCGAAGGCAAAGTTCTTAGCACGTTTACGTCAGTTAGGTGACTTAACTACACAGGATCAGGTACAAATTACATTACCTAGAATATCATTTGAGATACAAGGTATTAATTATGATCCTACTAGAAAGGTATCACCAACACAATATATCAGACATACAACAGGCAACAAAGAGAACAAAGGATTCATGCCTGTTCCTTACAATATTAATTTTGAGTTAGCAATATTAAGTAAGAACCAAGATGATGCTCTACAAATACTAGAACAGATACTTCCATTCTTCCAACCAAGTTTCAATATTACAATGAATCTTGTACCAGAATTAGGAGAGGTAAAAGATTATCCTGTAACATTAACAAGTATTGATTACGGAGACGAGTACGAAGGAGACTACGATACCAGAAGAACGTTAATATATACATTGCAATTCATTGCTAAGACATACATGTATGGTCCAGTAGTTGATAAGTCTGGTGAACTTATTAAGAAAACTATTGTCGACTACTCTACTGACTCAGTTAGAACTGCGCCAAGAGAGGTACGTTATGTTGCTACACCTAGATCTCTTGTTGAAAGAGATAACAATGCAGTCACAACTGTATCAGCAGATATAGATGATAATGATGGCATTATAAATGTAACAGATGCGTCTGGAATATCATTGAAAGATGACATTCAGATAGATAGTGAGGTGATGCGTGTCACAAAAATTGATGGCACCAAGGTCTATGTTGCTCGTGCGTTCAATAATTCAACCATAGCAGCACATGTAGCGAGTTCAAATGTATTCATCATAACAAGTGCAGATCATGCATTGTTAGATTCCGATGACGACTTTGGATTCAACGAACTTTATAGTGAGTTTACTGATGGAAAATCAAGAAACCCAACCACAGGAGCAGACGAGTAAGTTTGATGGTATCGAGGAAGCACTCGATGTCAAGACTGAAATTATGCAGGCAGACACTTCTATTAAGAAGGTGGAACCTAGTGTGGATATATCAGACAAGAACCAACTTAAAAAAGATTATGAGTATACCAGAGGCAACTTGTATACACTAATTGATAAAGGACAAGAAGCAGTAGATGGTATCTTAGAACTCGCACAGGAGTCTGATCAACCAAGAGCATACGAGGTTGCGGGACAACTTATAAAGCATGTTGGTGACGTAGCAGACAAGTTAGTTGATCTACAAAAGAAGGTCAATGAAATAGAAAATCCAGGCAAAGGAAAACAAACAGAAGTCACTAACAATACCATGTTCGTTGGTAGCACTGCTGATCTTGCAAAATTCTTAAAGCAAGAAAAGGATAAATAACATAGTAGGAGAATTTTTACCCAATGTCAGTATTAAATGTAATTGACACCCAAACAGTATCAGGAAGTGGCACAAGCTATATCGTGGTAAAAAGTGGTGTGCTTAGATGCTATGCAGCATCCGCGTCAACAATAGCGATAGACGGTGGTCCCGCTATAACTTTGGCAGCAGGAGAAGCATTGTTAGTTTCCTGTGGTAAAGCAAAGAACGCTAAGATTGTTGGTGCAACAGATGCATCATCAATGGTAGTTACCGTTGAAGGTTTTGCTGGTGGTGGTCGTCATACATTCAGTGTTGGTGATTTCATTCAGACTATTGATGGTGGTGACACAGATGGATTTACATCAGACTTCGAGTCAGCAGCAGCATCAGGAAAAGCAGTTACAGCAGTAACTGGTTCAACTATTACAACAAATTATGATTCATCAGCAGCATCAGGAGACTATGCTCTCTCAGCAGCAGACTCAACTGCTGGCAACATCCCTGTCATACAAAGAGTTGCAAAACTTGTCGCTGGTTCTAACGCAGTCATTGTCGAGCAAGTACAGATTGTCGGAGGATAATCAGGAATGCCCGCAGTCTCAAAGAAACAACAAAGATTCTTCGGGATGGTTAGAGCGTTTCAGAAAGGGGATCAAACGCAAACTCCCTCATCTGAGGTTGCCAGAGTTGCTTCCAGCATAAAAATGAAAGATGCAAAGAAGTTTGCATCAACTAAAC